GGCTGATCCGCATCGGAATGAATGGTCCCGAGTACAAGGAAACCAGAAAGACACTCTTAAAGCACTTAGAAGGAAGTGGCGCTTTCAGAAAGGTGGATGAAACCGATGAAGCATAGATGCAGACTCATTGGAGAGAACGGGAATATTTTCAATCTCATGGGGATTGTGTCAAAGACACTAAAGGAAGCTGGCGAATCTGAAAAGGCAGAAGAAATGATTCAGCGAATAACTACTGAAGCCAAGAGCTACGATGAAGCTCTGGCCATGCTGATGGAATATGTGGATGTGGAGTAGGAGGTGCGAGAGATGGATCGGTTTTTTAGTCAAAAAACTTGTGACCGCTGCGGTGGGAGCTTAGAAGGTGGGCGAATCATGTCCATGTTCAATGAGCAGTGTATCTGCATGAGCTGCAAGGATAAAGAAACCAAAGACTCTGAATACAAAAGAGCAGTAGAAGCAGATCATGAAGAGATTCGAAAAGGGAACTTTAATTATAAAGGAATCCGTGGGAAATAACCTTACTGCATAGAAAGTGCTGGGTTATATGCAGATAAGAAAAATAATGTGCAGAAAAAATAATGAGTGATAGGGACTTTCAGATGAAGGTTCCTTTTTCTTTGCTACAAATTAAGGAGGTGAAAGTTATGGCAGGTAGAGGAAGACCACCAAAACCTACAGCGGTCAAAGAGCTGGAAGGAAATCCTGGAAAGAGACCGCTGAATAAGAATGAACCGAAACCAAAACAGATAGCACCGAAGTGCCCGTCATGGCTGGAACCGGATGCCAAGAAAGAATGGAAAAGGTTATCAAAAGAGCTGGAAGCCATGGGGCTACTGACGGAGGTAGATATGGCTGCCTTTGCCGGGTACTGTCAGGCCTATGCCAGATGGAAGGAAGCAGAGGAATTCATCTCAAAGCATGGATCTATTCTAAAGACCGCTTCAGGATACATTCAGCAGATTCCTCAAGTGTCCATTGCCCAGCAAAACCTTAAACAGATGAGAAACTTCTGCTCAGAGCTTGGACTAAGCCCATCTGCCCGAAGCAGACTGAACATTAATAACAGTGGGAACACCATCGAGGGCGATGCCATGGAAGAGCTGCTGGCGGGTGTACCAAAAGCCGAGGACATTCTAAAAAAGAGTAAGAACGACTAATTTGAAAGGAGGAGCGGCTATGCCATTTAGTGAAGCTCATGCGAATCACGCCAAAAACTTTATCGAACAACTGAAGCTGACCAAAGGCAGATGGGCCGGTCAGCCTTTTAAGTTATTACCCTGGGAGAAGGATCTGGTGAGGCGCCTCTTTGGAACCTTGAGAGAAGATGGTACTCGTCAGTATCGAACCGCCTATGTGGAGATTGGTAAGAAAAATGGCAAGTCGGAGCTGGGCGCAGCCATTGCCCTTTACATGCTTCTGGCTGATGGAGAACCTAACGCAGAAGTTTATGTAGCCGCCTGTGATAGACAACAGGCTAGTATTATTTTTAACACCAGTATGAACTTTGTAGAAGGTAATCCAACCCTATCAAAAGTGACGAATCTGGTGAGATCCACAAAGCGAATCGTCTACCCAAAGACGGGAAGTTTCTATCAAGTACTAAGTTCCGACGTTAAATCAAAATCTGGGATCAATGCTTCCTGCGTTATTCTCGATGAGATTTGGACCTATCCGAATCCGGATCTTGCCAAGATGCTGACTACCGGTTCAGGAGATGCCAGAACCCAACCACTCTTTTTATACCTCACCACTGCAGGGAATCAACTCTCTGGCTATGGCTGGGAGATGCATCAAAAGGCTAAAGACATACTGGAAGGCAAGAGAGTGGATCCGACGTTCCTCGCCATTATCTATGGCTTAGAGGATGATGCAGATATTGAAGATGAAAACAACTGGTATAAGGCCAATCCAAGTCTTGGCCATACCATTTCTATAGAGAGAGTTAGGGAGCACTACAATCAAGTGAAAGATGATCCGGCAGATCTCGCCTTGTTTAAACAGCTGAGACTGAACATGTGGTTAAAGCAGGAAATCAAATGGATGCCCATGGATAAGTGGGACCTTTGTAACTATCCTGTAGACCCGGAAGAACTGAAAGGGCGAGTCTGCTATGGAGGTCTTGACCTGTCCTCAACCAGTGACATCACCGCTTTTGTTTTAGTGTTTCCACCGTTAGAAGAGGGAGATAAGTTTCAGGTGCTCCCATATTTTTGGCTGCCAGAAGAAACCCTTCATCAGCGGGTGAAAAGAGACAGCGTTCCCTATGACATCTGGCACAGGCAGGGACTTCTCAATCTTACAGAAGGAAACGTGGTCCACTACGGATTCATAGAGAAGTTCATTGAACGCCTTGGTGAGAAGTACAACATCAGAGAAATCGTCTATGACCGGTGGGGTGCCACACAGATGAGCCAGAACCTTGAGGGGATGGGTTTTACAGTTGTACCTTTTGGTCAGGGCTTTAAGGATATGTCACCACCTACAAAGGATCTGATGCGGCTTACTTTAAGTAAACAAATCGCTCATGGTGGGCATCCGGTCTTAAGATGGATGGCAGATAATATTGTTGTCAAAACGGACCCTGCTGGAAACATCAAGGTGGATAAGGAAAAATCATCTGAAAAGATCGATGGTATCGTGGCACTGATCATGGGTCTGGCTAGAGCAACGGTGAATCCACCAGATGATGATGGATCCATTTATGATGAACGGGACATGATCATTTTAGGATAGAAGGGGGTGAACAACAATTATGGCGAACTTTTTTAAATGGCTCTTTAAAGCCAGGGCAGAACCCACAGACAGTGTTAGCAGCGCTCCGAACTTTTATATGGGGCAAAGTGTCTCTGGGAAAATAGTCAATGAGCGAAGCTCCATGCAGACAACAGCAGTCTTCGCCTGCGTGAGAATTATTGCAGAGACGGTGGCATCTTTACCTCTTCATACGTATCAGTACAAAGGGGACGGTAAAGAAAAGATGTACACCCATCCACTGTATAGGATTTTGCATGATGAACCGAATCCGGAGATGACGTCTTTTACTCTGAGGGAGACCATGATGACTCACCTTCTTCTTTGGGGGAATGCCTACTGTCAGATCATTCGAAATGGTAAAGGAGAGGTGGTGCATCTGTATCCTCTGCTTCCCGACAAGATGACGGTGGACAGAGATAAGAATGGCAATCTTTACTATGCTTACAGGAAGGACACCACCACCCATTATTTAGGACCGGAAGATGTGCTTCATGTACCGGGTCTTGGCTTTGACGGTGTCATGGGTTATTCACCAGTGGCCCTTGCGAAAAATGCCATCGGACTGAACATAGCCGCTGAAGAATATGGCGGTAGATTCTTTGCCAATAACGCCACACCAAGTGGTATTCTTTCAACTTCAGGAACCATCAAGGATCCATCAAAGGTGAGAGATGCTTGGCAAGCAGCTTATGGAGGAAGTGGGAACAGCAACAAGGTGGCGGTCCTTGAAGATGGGCTTCAGTACCAAGCCATCAGTATGCCAAACTCCGATGCGCAGTTTCTTGAGACGAGGAAGTTTCAGATAGAGGAAATCTGTAGAATCTTTCAAGTGCCACCTCATATGGTGGCGGATCTCAGCAAGAGTTCATTCAGCAACATTGAGAACCAGTCCATCAGCTTTGTGGTCCATACCATAAGACCTTGGCTAGTCAGAATAGAGCAGGCCATGAATAAGAAGCTCTTTCTAGAAAAAGAGAAGGGTCAGTGCTTCGTGTCCTTCAATGCATCTGCACTGATGCGAGGGGATTATAAATCCAGGATGGATGGTTACGCCATCGGTATTCAGAACGGGTTCTTCTCCGTCAATGATGTAAGGAGGATGGAGAACATGGATCCCATCTCTGAAGAAGACGGTGGTGATTTGTATCTGGTCAACGGCAACATGCTACCCCTTAAGATGGCCGGGGCTTATGCAAAGAAAGCCCTGGATGAGTCTGGTGGTGATGAGCCTTGATGATAAGTGTATAACTTGGCCCATTTCTGTGGACAACTAATAAACAAATTCGAAGTATCAACAGCATTTCTCAAAATCGAGGAGTGCTTTTTTCATGCCGGAAAGGAGGTCGATTAGATGGATAAATTTTGGCGTTGGGTGGTGAATGAAGCCGAGGAGCCTACAGTAAGAACTCTGCATCTTGAAGGATACATTGCTGAGTCCTCTTGGTTTGATGATGACATCACCCCTAAACAGTTTAAGACAGAGCTTTATGCCAGTGGTCCGGAGGCGGATGACATTGTTGTAAAGATACACTCACCAGGTGGTGATACCTTCGCAGCAGCGCAGATTTACAACATGCTCAAGGAATATCCCGGCAAGGTCAGTGTCCATATTGATGGGCTGGCAGCCAGTGCTGCTTCTGTCATTGCTATGGCGGGAGATGAGGTGTGTGTTTCTCCGCTGTCAGTGATCATGATCCATAACCCAGCCATGCTTATTGCTGGTGAGGTGGCGGATCTGCAGGTGGGGATTAATCTCCTCAGTGAAGTGAAGGAGAGCATTATCAATGCTTATCAGACAAAGACGGGACTTTCCAGAGCGAAAATCTCACACATGATGGACGCTGAAACCTGGATGAGTGCCCACAAAGCCATCGAGCTGAAATTTGCCGACAAGATTCTTTATGAATCAGAGGCGGTAGATGAAGGTTCCGGTGGTTTTATCTTTGACCAGATGACAGTGACGAATGCTCTAAGGAACAAACTCCCTGGTATTCAGGCGAGGATGAAATATCTAAAAGCACATGATGATGAGGGCAAAGCTAAGGAGCCGGAGAAGAGTCAAGATCCTGAAACACAAGGTGAAGACGATTTGAAGGATCCTGCCCATTCAGTAAACCAGATCCCTATTGCCCAGCTGGAAAGACGGCTGGAGCTGATTAAAAATTGGAGGTAATGAATATGAGTAAAATTCAAGAACTAAGAGAGAAACGTGCCAAGGTTTGGGAACAGGCTAAAGGCTTCCTGGATGAACATCGTCAGGAGAATGGTCTGATCAAACCTGAGGACAATGCCGTCTATGAAAAGATGGAAGATGAAGTGGTCAACCTTGGAAAGGAAATCGAGCGTCTTGAGCGTCAGGAGATGATGGACAGGGAGCTTTCAGCTGCCCTTAGCAAACCTCTTGCATCAAGACCTGAGAAAATGACCGAAGAAAAAACAGGCAGAGCGTCCGATGCTTATAAGAGTGCCTTTTGGGGTGCTATGAGAAACAAGATGAACCCTGCTGTTCACAATGCGCTTCAAATCGGTACCGATTCAGAAGGTGGCTTCCTTGTACCGGATGAGTATGAGAACCAGCTGATTCAGGCACTTCAAGAGGCGAACCTTCTTAGAAATCTGTGCAACGTGATTACGACCAGCTATGGGGATAGAAAGATTCCTGTGGTGGCGAGTCAGGGATCCGCTACATGGATGGACGAGGAAGCCGCCTTTACTGAAAGCGACGATGCATTCATTCAGGTGACCTTATCGGCCTACAAACTTGGTACCATGCTGAAGGTTTCTGACGAGCTTCTTAATGACAGCTACTTCGACCTTGAAGCCTACATTGCAGCTGAATTTGCAAGAAGAATCGGAGCAGCTGAAGAGGAAGCATTCCTCACTGGAAATGGAAGCAGCAAACCTACAGGTCTTCTTCATACAACCGGTGGAGCAAGCCTCGGTGTGACCGCAGCAAGTGCGACAGCTATCACCATTGATGAAGTGCTGGACCTTTACCACAGCTTGAAGTCGGCCTACAGAAAGAACGCGACATTCCTTGTGAACGATGCAACCATCAAGGCCATCAGAAAGCTGAAAGATGGTCAGGGTCAGTACCTGTGGCAGCCATCTGTTCAGGCAGGAACACCAGATACGATTCTAAACCGTCCAGTGGTTACTTCTCAGTATATGCCAACAGCGGCAGCCGGTGAGAAGACCATTCTCTTTGGAGACTTCAAGTACTACTGGATTGCTGATCGTCAGGGTAGAACCTTCAAGCGTCTGAACGAACTCTATGCAGCAAGTGGTCAGGTGGGATTCCTTGCATCTCAGAGATTGGATGCGAAGTTGATCCTTCCTGAAGCTATCAAGGTGCTTCAGCAAAAGGCCTAAGTAATTTAACAGGAAGGTGGTCCTAGTTACTGCCTTCCTTTAACTTTGATAAGGAGGGAAAACCATGGGATATAACACGAAAAACTATACTGAGCAGGGTGGCGATAAAACCGTTATTGGTGGAGAGCTTGCTGTAACTGCAGAAGGAAAAGTCACCTTTAATGGGACAGAGTTAAAACCTGCAGCACTTCAAGCAGACAGCACCGCTGTGGATGTGGCAGACCTGGTAGCAGATTTTAATGCCTTACTTTTAAAGCTAAAAACCGCTGGCCTCATGGAAAGCGAGTGATGGTAGATGGCACTTCTTGAGAAGGTAAAAGCAAATCTCATTGTAACCCATGATGAGGATGATACCTTACTGGAAGGTGTAATCGCCGCTGCCATCAGCTATGCCGAAGGTTATCAACATCTAGGAGCGGACTTCTACACAGAAAACACTATGTCACCGACCACTGAGCAAGGAGTCATTATGCTAGCTTCTCATTTCTATGAGAGTCGTGATGGCTCCACAGGTGGTTTTTTTAATGACAATGTTAGTGCTTCTCAGCAGGTGTGGAAGACGGTACACCTACTTCTACGCATGGGAAAGGAGTGGCAAGTCTGATGAAACGACTATGGGTGAAGAAAAGAAGGAAACGTCAGAAAAGATGCTACCGAAAAGGCAGACGAAAGGATCGCAGTCATGGATACGATGAGAAAACATTAAAGGCAGGTGAAGGGTATGAGCTTTGGGAAGATGAACACCCGAATAGACATTGTAGACACGACATTAATAAAGGACAATGAAGGATTCTCTTCTAAGGGAGAGGAAATCATTGCAAGTGTTCGTGCATACCGTGATGAGAGACACGGTTCTAGAAAGTGGGCCAATATGGCTGCTTATACCAAAGCCAATGCCACCTTTCAGATGCGTAGGATTCCTGATGTGGTGATTGAACCAGGGATGCTCATTCGCTGTGATACTGTGGAGTACAAAGTCTTGAGCGTTGAGGTTATTATGGGATTTTATTTAGAAGTAGCAGCAGAAAAGATAGAAGCCACGAAGGACTAGGGGGTGATTTCATGGCACGAGGAACCTACAAAATGCCAGAAGATTTTCTTTTAAAAGTATCGACCCTGGCAGAAAAGACCGATGAAATCATCCCAAAGGTCCTTGAAGCTGGTGGCGAAGTGGTGAAAGCCAAAGTGAAAGCGAATCTACAGGCATCCGTTGGAAGTGACACAAAGCTTCCGTCAAGGTCTACAGGAGAGCTGATTGACGCTCTCGGTGTAACCCCTGCTGGTGTGGATCGAGATGGGAATTACAATGTGAAGGTGGGCTTTGATGAACCGAGAAAAGACGGGGAGTCAAATGCTAAGATCGCCAACATCTTAGAGTATGGAAAGTCTGGTCAGCTCGCCAAGCCTTTCTTGAAACCGGCAAAATCAGCCAGTCGAAATGCCTGCATTGAAGCGATGAAAAGAAAGCTGGATGAAGAGATCAGTAAAATCTAAAGACAAGGAGGGCGAGCGCAATGTATAACAGTATTTTGAAGGATATAGGCGAGGTCCTTGAGCCTTTAGGGATTCCCATTGAAACGGGCGTGTTTAGTAAAAAGGCACCGGATGAATATCTGGTCCTTACCCCTATGAGTGATATCTTTGACCATTATGCTGATGATCTGCCAAGGGCAGAACTACAGGAAGTTCGCCTCTCCTTATTTTCTAAAGGTAACTACCAGGCAAGAAAGAATGAAGTCGTTAGTGTTCTTATTAGAGCAGGCTTTATTATAACGGACAGAAGGTATCTGGGATATGAAGAAGATACTGGTTTTCACCACTTCGCCATCGATGTGGCAAAAGTTTACGAATTAGATTTTTAGCTGAAGTTGACTCAGCTATTTTGAAGGAGGAATAGAATATGGCAACAATTGGACTCGATAGTCTATACTACGCCAAGATCACAGAAGATGAAAATGGCATCGAAACCTATGGCACACCGAAAGTCCTGGCAAAAGCCATGACAGCAGAACTGAGTGTGGAGCTGATTGAAGCGATTCTTTATGCAGATGACGGTGCTTCAGAAGTGGTCAAGGAATTCAAAAGTGGCGCACTGACACTTGGAATCGATGATATCGGATCATTGGTGGCCCAGGATTTGACTGGGTGTAAAATCGACAGCAACAATGTGGTGGTTTCAAGAAGCGAAGATGGAGGAAGCCCTGTAGCCATCGGATTTCGTGCCAAGAAGGCCAATGGAAGGTACAGATACTTCTGGCTTTA